ACCAACCTGAGCCTGGCCGCCGCAGCCCCGGCTGCCGGGGACATTCTCGGGTTCGTGGTCCACCGCCCCAACCTCCACGTGCGCATCCGCAAGGACGTGACGCTGACCACCTCCGGCGAGGCCACGGTCAACGACGGCGTGACCGACCGCAAGCTGTTCGTGGAGAACCTGACCGCCATCCGCTACGAGACGCGGCTCGGCTTCATGATCCACGACCCGGCCCGCTCGGTCGTGGCGATCAAGAACGCAACCTGAGGAGGCCCCGAGTGACCGACACAGCCACCGAGCTGGAGGGACCAGACCCCACGCTCTCAACCGACGCAGCCGACTCCACCTACGCACCCGCTGAGGTGCCGGAGGACAACCCGCCACTGGGGACGGCTGTGGAGCAGACCCTGGGCAAGCCGGGCTCCGGTAGCAAGTCCAGCGCGACCAAGAAGGCATCCAGCACCAGCTCCTCAAGCGGCACCTGATGCCTCTGCCACAGCCCACACCCCCGCTCGTCAGTGCTCCTCGGTGGGCGGGGGTCGGGCTGCGGTCAGAGCTGCTGCTGGACTGGCAGCGGATCGCCATGCCCGACTGGCCCGAGGACTGGTGGCAGCGCAACTACGACACGATCTTCTACGAGGTTGACCAGCCCGGCTGGACGCCTGCGAGCGAGCGCTCGCTCCGCATCCCTGGCTGGCCCTACCCGGAGGTCACCCCACCGTGAGCACACCTCCTGACCCACCGCCTGGGCGGCCCTCGGTTGATGAGGTAGCCGTCCTGATCCGTGCCCGGACGAAGGACTCCTCGGGCAACGAGGTCGGCACCTTCGATGATGACACCCGGCCGACTGCTCCCGAGGTGGAGGAGCAGATCGACGCCGCCTACTCCCTGGTCGGCTGTCGCTTCCCTGATCCTGCGGGCACTGCCTTCCCCCAGCGGATGCTTCCCGCCTTCCAGGCTCTGGTCGCCTACCGGGCGGCCATGCGTGTCGAAAAGTCCTACTTCCCCGAGCAGGTCAGGTCAGACCGCTCGGCCTACGCCCAGCTCCGAGAGGAGTACCTGGACGATCTGGCCGCCTTCACCGATTCGATGGAGGCAGGAGGTGGCGAGGAGATGCTGACCTCCGACGTGCTCAGCCTGCCAGTGGGCTCCTGGACCTCGATCCCCTACTCCTGGATCAGGCCCACAGTGCCGCCCGATCCTGAGCTGGAGCCCTGGGCTGCCTGATGGCGACGAAGAAGGCAGCCAAGTCTGGCGTCGGGGCGCTCGACTTCCTGATCCAGGTCAAGGGGCAGACCAAGGCCGCCAACGATCTGCTGGATGTGGGGCAGCGGGCCAGACAGATGGCACCGCTCGACTCCCAGGTGCGGCGGATCTTCTTCGCTGCCGAACGTGGCCGCTTTGAGGGCCAGGGAGTCAGGTGGCCAGCACTGGCCGACACGACGGTGGAGCGCAAGGCTGCCGAGGGTCTGGACTCCCGAATCCTGCGGGCCACCGGAGCCCTCTACGCCTCCCTGACCCGCCCCGGCGAGGCCTCGGTGGACACCCCGATCAAGGACCTCGGCTTCCGCTACGGCACCTCCCTCTGGTACGGGCGCTTCGCTGACAAGGGCACCCCGAAGGCGAGCGGTGACCATGAGCCGAAGCGCAAGCTGCTCGGCTTCACCCGAGGCCAGCGGGTCGAGATCAACCAGCTCATCGCAGGCTTCATCGCCCAGGGCAAGACCCACCGCTGAGCCATGGCTATCGCCACCGACCCCAGCATCTTCGGGCGCGTCCTCACTGGCCACGATGTGGAGCAGTGGTGCCTGGACACGCTCAAGGAGTGGTCGTCCACCTACCTGGCCGAGCTGGAGCGCCAGAACGGGATCGAGGAGGGCACCGTGCCCAGGCTGAGGAGCTACGCAACCGCTCCCAGCTTCGACAACTGGCCGGAGGATCAGCTCCCCGGTCTGGTGCTGATCTCAGTCGGGCTGGCTGAGGCCCCGGCCCGCTCGGGAGACGGCAGCTACAACGCCCGCTGGCAGATGGCCCTGGGCCTGGTCGTCTCAGCCCGCACCGAGGCCGAGTCCCACGCCCTTGCCATGCTCTACGTCGCCGCCCACCGAGCCCTGCTCATCCAGAGGCCCAGCCTGGGCGGCCGTGCCCTCGGGGTGGACTGGCTGGATGAGGACTACGCCCAGGGCAGCTTCGATGACCAGCGCAGCCTGGCACTAGGTCAGGCCTCCTTCACGGTGGGGGTGGAGAACGTGGTCAACAGCCTGGCGGGCCCGACCACGGCCGACGCACCGCTGGAGCCCGACACCACCCCCTGGCCCGACTGGCCAGTGGTGCAGACCCATGAGGAGACGGTCGAACAGACCCCTCGCACCTAAGGAAGGAGGGCGCAGATGCGTCCCGGAGTCGATGTCATCAGCAGGGCCCAGCCAGTGCCTCGCGCAGCAGCGACGGATACCAGCATGGGCTTCTTGATCGGAGCCACCGCCACAGGCAACGGCCCGGCTCTGGTCAGATCCATGAGCGACTACGAGGACCAGCTCGGAGCACGGGCTGGCTTTGAGGCGGCCTACGACGCAGCCGACGCCTACTTCCGAGAGGGCGGCTCAAGGCTGACCGTCAGCCGCACCGATCCCGGCACTGGCCGCAGCAGCTCCAAGGCCAAGGCCTCCGATGCCGAGGCTCCTGTGGCCACGGCGCTCGACCCGACCGTGCAGGCTGCCCTGGATGCCCTGACCAAGGATCTGGGGCCGGGCCAGGTCTTCATCGCAGACCCTGGCATCGCCTCCGTCCTGGAGAACCAGCAGGCGCTGCTCGACCACTGCCAGGCCTGCAACCGGGTGGCCCTGCTCACTCCACTGGACGGCGATGCCACCTCACTCCTGGCAGCCGCCACCGCCCTCAAGGGCTACGACACTGCCCGCTACGGGGCGCTGTTCGCTCCGCAGGCGGTCATCCCAGGCATCGCTGGAGGCACCAGCCGCACGGTGCCCTACTCGGCCATCGAGGCAGGGATCATCGGCCGCAACGACGCCTTCGCCAACCCGAACGTGGCCTCGGCAGGTGACCTGGGCCAGGCGGTCTACGCCACCGACCTGACCACCCGCTACACCGACCAGGAGTACGCCGACCTCAACGCTGGCGGGGTGGATCTGGCGAAGCTGGTCTACGGCGGGGTCAGAACCTACGGCTACCGCACCGTCGTAGATCCCCAGGGCTCCGACTCCGACTGGCTGGAGCTGGGCTGGGCCAGGCTCAACATGGCCATCGTGGCCGACGCGGCGGCAGTGGGCGAGCACTACGTCTTCAGCCAGATCGACGGCCGAGGTCGCACGATCTCAGCCTTCGGTGCCGGGCTCAGCGCGATGCTGGTGCCCTTCTACGAGGCCGGGGCCCTGTACGGGGACACCGCCGATGACGCCTTCCAGGTCAACGTCGGCCCCTCGGTCAATACCCCGACCACCATCGCTAACGGCGAGCTTCACGCTGTGCTCGCAGTGCGGATGAGCCCGTTCGCTGAGTGGGTCGTCATCGAGATCGTGAAGGTGGCCACCACTGAGGCCATCGCCGCCTGAGAGGAGGAGACGTGACAGGCTCACGCCTGAATCAGTACGACACCCAGGTGACCGTGGACGGGACGCTCCTGGGCACCTTCGACACCATGACGGGTGGCGAGGTGGACTCCGACGAGATCATCTACAAGCCGGGCGGCATGGCACCCAGTGTCAGCCTCGGCGGCTCCGTAAACGTGGGCGACATCACCGTGGGGGTGCTCTACGACCTCGACCGCATCCATGGCGTCGTGCACTGGCTGATCGGCCGGGTGGGCAAGGGCACCATGGTCGTCAAGAAGCAGCCGCTGGATGTGGACGGCAACGCCTACGGGCGGCCCCTGGTCTACACCGGGAAGCTGAAGACCGTGACCCCGCCTGACCCCGACTCGGAAGCCTCCGACGCGGCCAAGCTGGAGCTGGTCATGACGCCTGCTGGCACGGTGGCCTGATGGAGGCCCACGTCCACGACGATCCGATGGTGGATCTGGTCGAGGAGCGGGACACCGCAGGGGACATTCCGGGGGACATTCCAGAGGTCAGCCCAGAGTCGAACGGGCACCAGGCTGGAGCTGCTGGCTCAGTCTGGGAGCAGATCCAGGCCAAGCGAGCCCAGCTCGCAGGCGACCGCTTCATCGACCTGGAGGTGCCCGGCACCTTCGGGCTGTTCGCGCTCAGGCTGGGCCCGATCTCAGGGCAGAGGCAGGCAGCCCTGACCGACCGGATGCAGAAGTCCCGCAGCCCGGACCGCGACTTCAACCTCAACGCCGACTACCTGATCGCCGCCTGCCGAGGGCTCCTGGGCCGGGACGATCCTGAGGCCCCACTGGTGGAGCTGACCGACGCGAGCGGGGAGCCTCTGCGCCTCGACCGCCGCACCGCCGAGGCCTTCAGGCTGCCCGAGCAGACCACCGCCCGCGAGCTGCTGCGCCATCTGTTCGCAGGGGTGCCCAGCCCTTCCACGGCAGTGAACATGACGGTCGTGGACTACCTCCAGTGGGCCTCCGGCATGACCTCTGATCTGGACGAGGAGGCCCTGGGGGAAGCGTGACCGCCAGCCACCTCGACGTGGCGGCCATGCTGGCGCTGGGAGGGCTCCCAGGCTGGCGATACCTGACGACAGGCGACCCGACCGAGCGGGCCCTTCTGGCTGAGCTGGCCCAGAGGACTGACCGGATGCGGTTCGACCTGGAGAAGCGGCTGGCGGTCGTGATCGCCAACGCCTTCGTGAAAGCGAGGCTCTATGGCGGGTAGCTCCGATGTTGTCTCCATCCTGGTCAAGCTGGAGGAGCTGCGGCAGTTTCTGAGCGGCACCGAGAAGGCTTCCAAGGGTGTGGCTGGCATGGGCACCGCCGCCGAGACTTCGGGCAAGAAGGCCAAGATCGGCTGGAAGGGCATCGCCCAGTGGGCAGGCGGGGCGGCCATCCTCTACAAGGGCACCCAGTACGTCGAGAGCGCCGTCAGCGGGACGATGGATCTGGCCCACGCCACGATCAACCTGCACCGCATCACAGGCATGGACGTGAGCACCGCCAGCCAGTGGTCAGCGATGGCCCAGGAGCGGCACATCACGACCAAGCAGCTAGGCCTGGCCATGGTCACCCTGTCGCGGCAGGAGTCGAAGCAGCACCAGCTCAACCTCCAGTCGGCCTCCTCCATGGCCCAGCTCAACGACCAGTACCGCCAGGCCCAGGTGGAGGGCGGCACGAAGGGAGCCGCAGCCCTCCAGACCCTTCAGGGGAAGATGACGAGTCTGATGGCAGCGGGCCAGAAGGCCCGTTCGATGTGGACCCAGCTCGGGGTCAGCCAGCAGGCCATCAACCGGGGCGACACCTCGGAGGTCTTGAAGGAGGTCGCGGACGGGCTCAAGGGCATCAAGAATCCGGCCGACCGGGCCGCCTACGCCCAGAAGCTGTTCGGCAAGGCCGCCCAGAACATGCTGCCGATCATGCTGCACGGCCGGAAGGGGATAGACGAGGCCCTGGCCACCGTCAGGAAGTACGGCGACTACCTGGGGGTGCACTCGGTCAAGCAGCTCCACAAGCTGATCGAGAACCAGCGCGAACTCAACTACGCGCAGGCAGGCATGAAGGTCCAGCTCGGCACGGCGCTGATGCCGCTCCTCCTGGCCCTCACCAACGTCATCGTGAAGATCGCCAGAGCCCTGGCCCCCTGGATCAAGCACACCGGGCTGCTGGTCGGAGTCATCACCGCCCTGACCGCCGCCTTCGTCGGCTACCGCACCATGATGATCGCCTCGGCCATCGCCCAGGCTGCCTTCAATACCGAGCTGGGCGTGACCGCCGCCCTCCTGACCTTCGGCATCCCGCTCCTGATCATCGGGCTGGTGGCCCTGTTCGTCGTGCTCTACAAGAAGGTCGGCTGGTTTAGGGCCGGGGTGCAGTGGCTGTGGAAGGTGGCCAAGGCGGCCTTCGCGGGCATCCTCCACGCCGCCCAGTTCGTCTACGGCTGGGTCAAGACCAACTGGCCCTACCTGCTCGGGATCATGACGGGGCCGTTCGGCCTGGCCGCCGTCTTCGTCATCAAGCACTGGAAGGCCGTCAAGGCCTTCGTGTTCGGGATCATCAGCGACATCACCCAGGCCTTCAAGCGCCTGCTCGGCTTCGTCAAGTCCCTGCCCTCCAAGCTGGGCGGCTGGATCAAGAAGGTGCCGGGCCTGGGTAAGGTCATGGGCATCGCGGGCAAGGTCGGCGGGGTGCTGGGCCACATCCCTGGGCTCCAGCAGGGTGGTCGTGTCTCCCACTCCGGGGCAGTCCTGATCGGTGAGCAGGGCCCTGAGGTCATGCACCTACCCAGAGGGGCCATGGTGCAGCCCCTGGCAGCTCCAGTCGCCAGCATCGCTGGCCCAGGAGCGCCACTGGGAGGTCAGGCCGAGATCGTGGTGCCCCTCTACCTCGATAGCAAGATCGTCGCCCGAGCAGTGGCCAGGGTCACCGCCGACAAGCTGGCCCGCCGCTGATGGCGACCAGCTCCCCTCACATCCGGGTCGGCTGGGTGCAGGTGTCCAGCTCCGACCCGCCGCTGTCTGTCCTGGCCCGCCTGTCTGAGGATCAGCCCATCGTGACCCAGGGCTACGGCGGCTGGGAGGAGGTGGCCAGGCCCCGGCGCAAGCCGCTGACCTCCTGGATCGGGAGCCCCGGCTGGCACATGAACCTGGGCCTAATGCTCGACCGCTGGGCACAGGGCCGCTCGGTTGAGGATCAGATCGCCACCCTGGAGCAGATGGGCAAGCCGACTGCCTCGGACGGCAACCCGCCCAGGCTCACCATCACCGCCCCCGGCAGTGCAGTCCAGGGCGAGGGCCGCACCTGGGTCATCGACACCATCACCTGGGGCGAAGCCCTCATGGGCCCGGACGGCAACCGGAGGCGGCAGGTGGCAGTGCTGGCCCTGATCGAGTACCAGGCCGACGTGCACCTCAAGCCGCCGCCTGCGAAGAACCGACAGACCAAGGCCCAGCAGGCCAGGAAGGGCAAGGGTCGGGGCGCGACCAAGAAGCGCATACACGCCAAGCGATCCCACCACTCCAAGCAGAGCCCTGCCCACCTCGGGCTCAGGGGCACGATCCCCGGCAGCACCGAGTTCGGCCAGGGTGAGGATCTGGCCAGCATCGCGGCCAGGGAGCTGGGCGATGCCAGCCGCTGGGTGGAGATCGCTGAGCTGAACGGGCTGCGCGACCCGCAGGCGGTGACACCAGGGCAGGTTCTGAGGCTGCCGTGAGCCGCCGATCTGGGCGTGACCTCGCTGCCCTGATGCTGGCCGCCGCCCTCCTGGTCGCCGTAGTCCTGGCCAGCATCTCGATCCTCTACGCCACCGTCGTGAACGAACGCCGAGTGGTGGGGGATGCCGCCACCCAGCTCCTGACCGCTCTGTTCGGAGGCATCGTCGGAATCCTTGGGGCCTACATCGGAGCAGGATCAGCGCCACCGGATGACACCGACCACGACCTGGAGAAGGAGGAGGAGGAGTGAAGCAGCGGGCCTGGGAGCAGATCACGGACGACCCCCGCTTCCCCTTCATGGTCGGGAGGCTGATCGGTGCGGCTGAAGGTGGGGCAGCCCTGCTCAAGGGCGGCACGGTCGAGGCCGAGCAGCAGAAGGCCATCGCGGAGCGCCTGTCGGCCGCCGCCGCCTACTTCATCGAACCGCTCCAGCAGCCTGAGCAAGGAGGCCGATGAGCACCCTGGCCCTGGTCAGTCCCGAGACGGACGTAGACCTGCCCCAGGTCATCCTCGACCCTGCGAACAAGAAGGTGCGGGCCCAGAAGGAGCGGATCGACTCCTCCATCACGGACGGCACCCTTGAGCGCACCGTGGACGGGGCCTCCACCTTGACCCTGGTGGTGCACGACCCCAGCCGCATCCTCCTCCGCTCGGGTATTTTCGATGAGGCCATCGACGTGGAGCTGGACGGGCTCTGGTTCCGGCTCTGCCAGATGAGCAAGGCCTCCGACGATCTGACCCTGACGTTCGAGGACCGCGAGGTGGCCTACCTGCGCCAGCACAAGGGGCCGAAGAAGGCCAACCGGGCCAGCATCACCCGAGCCGAGTTCGCGCTCAGCCTGGTGCGCGAGGTCAAGCAGGAGCACATCCCGTTCGTCTGTCCCGAGCTGACGGTGGTGCAGCAGATCGCCAACCAGAAGCAGGCCCGCAGCAGCTCCAGCCGCTCCAGCCAGAAGCAGAAGGGCCTGAGCCCCACCGCTGACCTGACGGTGAAGGGCAGGCAGGCCGACGCAGGCCAGCGGCGGCTCGGCCAGCAGGTGCTGGATGTGGCCGACTCCTTGAACGCTCCGGCCAAGGCCCAGCTCGCGCTGATGGAGGCCTGCATCGTGGAGTCCACGATCCACAACCTGGCAGGCGGCGACCGCGACAGCCGAGGGGTGCTCCAGGTCAGAGACTCCACAGCCCACCCGATGGGGCTCGACAACCGCGACCCCTCAGCCTGCGCCCATGCCTTCCTCCAGCGTGGCTTCACCGGACGCGGCGGGGCGATCAGCCTGGCCAGATCCCACTCCGGCTGGACGGCTGGCCAGATCGCCCAGGCAGTCCAGGGCTCAGCCTTCCCGAAGGCCTACGACGGGGCCCAGATCGAGGCCCAGGCCTGGCTGGATGCCTACTCGGGCAGCTCAGCATCCGACAGCCGCCAGGTCACCAAGAAGCTGCCCTACCAGTTCCGGCGCGGCGGCCAGAACGGCAAGAACGAGACGAGCTGGGACTGCCTCACCCGGCTGGCCCAGGAGGTCAACTGGCGCTGCTTCGTCAACCAGGGCACCGTCTACTTCATCAGCGACCTCGACCTGCTCCAGGCCAAGCCGAGCCTGATCGTGGACGAAGATTCGCAAGCTGTCCTGGGCATCGACTTCGACCTGGACTCGGGCAAGCCGATTAGCGAGGTGACCCTGACCGCCCGCGCCTCCCGCTGGCAGGTGGACCCTGGGGAGGTAGTCCAGCTCCGCAACTGTGGGCCTGCGAACGGGCGCTGGCTGGTCAGTGATGTGACCCGTGGGCTGTTTGATGCCGGGGCCACCGTCACCCTCAAGGCTCCCTCCAGGCCGTTCCTGGAGCCTGCCCCCAGCACCAGCATCACGACCACCAAGGCTGGAGCTGCTGCCAGTGGCGCTGCCCAGGGCTCCATGGCTGACCAGGCCTACCAGGCGGCCGTGGCCATGACCAAGAAGCGCTACCCCTACGTCTGGGGCGGCGGCCACTCCAGAGCGGGCACACCCTCGGGCGGGCCGCCTCCAGGCTTCGACTGCTCGGGCTCCACCTGCGCCATCCTGGCCGCAGGGGGCATGGGCTTCCGCGAGGGCGGCCCAGTAGACACCTCCGGGGTCATCGCCAGCTCCTGGGGAGTCGCAGGTGAAGGCCAGGCCATCACCGTCTGGGCGAACGCCGTGCACGTCTTCATGGTCTTCCACACCGCCCAGGGCGACCGCCACTTCGGCACTGGCAACTGGGGCAAGGGCTGGGGCGGCGCTGGCTTCAATCCGAACCTGCACCCCACCGCAGGCTTCCATCCTCGTCACTGGCCAGGGACCTGATGCCTGAGCTGTCTGACCTCCTCACCAGTGCTGCACCCGATGCTCCAGTCTCGGCCGTGCGTGGCCTGATCGCCAACACGCCGAGCAGCCCTGACGACGATCTCTACGTCACCGTCCTGGCCTTCGACGGCAGCCGGGTGACCTGGGGCCCGTGCATGTGGGTGCCCGCCACAGGCCTGCCGACCAAGGGCGATGAGTGCCTGATCATCTTCGATGAGCAGGAGACACCCTGGGCGATGACCCTGGCAGCAGCGGCTGGAGCTGCTGGCCCACCTGGCCCCGAGGGCCCCGAAGGCCCGACAGGCCCGACAGGCCCGGCAGGCCCTCAAGGCCCGACAGGCCCGCTCGGCCCTCAAGGCCCGAAGGGTGACACCGGAGCCCCTGGAGCTGTAGGAGCCCAGGGCCCGAAGGGTGACACCGGAGCGGCAGGGCCTCAGGGTGTGAAGGGCGACACCGGAGCGGCTGGCCCGCAAGGCCCCGCAGGTGCAGGTGTCCCCACCCCGGTCGTCAACGGCCAGTGGGTCAAGGGCGTGGGCGGCGCGGCTGTCTGGGCAGCCATCACACCCGCCGACGTGGGCCTGCCGAAGATCACCTCCAGCGCCTATGCGTCCGGCCCTCCTGGGTCGCCCGCTGACGGCGATATCTGGATCGGGCTGGCGGCCGGGGGGAGTGGTCAAAACTGGATGTTCCGCTACGCCGCAGGCTCATCCTCGGCGTACAAGTGGGAGTTTCTCGGCGGCCCCGAAGTCGCCACCCACACCCGGCAGAACAACATGGGCGGCTCGGTCTGGACACCGATCTGCGGCTCGCTGGCAGTGACCCGACCCGGCGACTACACCCTGCGCGGCGGGATGTGGGGGGCGAACGCCTCCTCAGGTGCGTCTACGCATGAGATCGGCTTCGGCAACACGCTGACCACCGTGCTCGCCACCATCGCTGAAACGTCCGTCGCCAACGCGAGCTACGCCTTCACCCTGTCTGGCGACTGGTACGCGCAGGGACTCGCCACCACCTCCCAGCTCTGGCTCAACGGCTGGTCGAACGCAGGCTCGGGCGCGGTGCCAGTGACCTTCGCCTACATGAGCATCGTTCCGGTGCGGATCTCATGACTGACCTCCCCCACTTCAGCTACCCGTTCCGCTTCGCCACCCCGCAGGTGGCTGTGACCGAGCAGGACTCCCTGGATGAGATCGGGGACGCCGTGCTGGTCACCCTGACCTACCCCCAGGGCTACCGCAGCGACCTGCCTGCCTTCGGCCTGCCCGACCCGACCTTCAGCCCCGAGGTGGACGTGGAGGAGATCCGCGCCGTGATTGAGCAGTGGGAGCCCCGAGCCCTGGCCGCCTTCTCTGCCGAGCCGGATCTGCTGGATGTGCTGATCGCTCGGGTGCAAGGCCTGATCCAGGTGCGAACCGAGGAGTGAGCCAGTGGCCTACATCGAGATCCCGATAGAGACAGAGCCCGTGGAGCTGGCCGACGAGGCCTTCAGCTACATCGAGAACGAGATCGCGGGCTGGCTGCCAGCCGAGGGCAACCTGGAGTCCGTCCTGGTGGAGTCCTTGGCCCAGATCGCCGCCGAGCTGAGGGCCCTCGCCGCCCTGGTGCCCGACTCGATCTTCGCCTACTACGGCAGCTCGATCCTCAACCTGCCGCCCTACCCGGCCGTGGCAGCCACTGGCCTGACCTCCTGGCAGGCCATCGACGGTGGCGGCTACACGATCCCGGCAGGCACCCTCATCGGCATCACCCCACCTGCCAGCTCCGACACCTACGCCTTCCAGGTGGTCAGCGACTTCAGCATCCCGGCAGGCTCCACTGGCGTGGGCGACATTCAGGTGCAGGCCCTGGAGCCTGGGGCTGCTGCCTCGGGGCTCACTGGCGCGGTGGTGATGCTTGACTCCCTGGCCTTCATCGAGCTGGTGACCCTGCAAGGTGCGACCTCGGGGGGTCAGGACGCCGAGGCCAGCGATGCCTACCTCAACCGCCTGGCAGACCTGCTCACCCTGATGAGCCCGGAGCCGATCCTGCCCTCCGACTTCGCAGAGCTGGTGCAGACCACCATCGAGGGCGTGGCCCGAGCGACTGCCGTTGACCTCTACAACCCCGGCCCGCCTATCGACGCCAACTGCCCTCGCTGCGTGAGCGTGGCGATCTGCGACCTGAATGGCCAGCCCTGCACCCCTGCGATCAAGGCTGAGGCCGTCGCGCTCCTCCAGGCCCAGCGCGAGGTCAACTTCCTGGCCTTCATCATCGACCCGACCTACACGACCATTGACGTGACGGTGGTGGTGCAGAGCCTCAGCGGCTTCACCCACAGCGACGTAACGGCAGCAGTGCAGGCAGCCCTGACCTCCTACCTCTCGCCCGTCAACTGGGGGGTGCCGCCCTATGGCGACCCCGGCTCCTCGGGCTCCTGGATCAATGCCACGACCGTGCGCTATCTGGAGCTGGCCCAAGTGGTCAACCAGGTGGAGGGCGTCGGCTACATCAGCAGCCTCACCTTCGGAGTCCACGGTGGCGCGATGGGCACCGCCGACGTGGCCCTTCCCGGCCCAGCCCCTCTGACTGAGCCCGGCACCATGGCGGTCACATGAGCGAGAGCCTGGCAGCCCTCAGATCCAAGCCGGAGCTGCGGGACCTGCCAGCCCCACCTCCTGAGCTGACCCCGGACAGCTTCGCCAGCCGCCTCTACGGGATGCTGGCACCCATCGCCCAGGCCGACCCTGACTTCGGCTGGTCGCTGCTGATCTACCTCAACGCGCTCGGCCAGATGTTCCAGCTCCTGGAGGACATAGAGCGGGACACCCCGGACGGGCCTGGCTGGTCAGCCCTGCTTGACCTCGACCGCTGCCCCGACTACGCCCTGCCCTGGCTGGCCCAGTTCGTGGGGGTGCGAATCCCAGGAGGTCTGACCGAGCAGGAGCAGCGCGACTGGATCGCCTCCACGGACGGCTTCCGGCGCGGCTCAGTCCAGGCCATGATCGGAGCCTGCAAGGCCACCCTGAGCGGGACGCAGACGGTGCTGTTCCGGGAGCGGTCAGGCGGCCCGACCACCGCTCCTGCCTACGCCTACTACCTCTCGGTCTTCACCTACACCTCCGAGACGCCGAACCCGACCGCCACCCAAGCAGCCCTGCTCGCGCAGAAGCCAGCCGGGCTCGTCCTGGTCTACGCGGCCGTGGCGGCTGGGACCTACGCCGCCGTCAAGGGCAGCTACGCCACCTACGCCGCTGTCAAGGCCGCCTTCGCCACCTACTCGGGCCTGCTGACCAACTCGCCGGGCCACTAGGGAGGTCACCTCATGCCCGCCACCCCCAAGTTCGCACTGCGCTACCCCGCCTCGACTGACTCCCCCGATGTGCCGAGGGACATTCAGAACCTGGCCACCGATGTGGAGACAGCCCTGGGGCCAGGCACCGCTCCCGTCACGGGCATCCAGCCAGGCGAGGCTCAGGTCTGGGACGGCAGCACCTGGGGCCGCTCCTCGGTCACCCGCCTGGGCATCGCCAGCTTGGCTGGCTACCCCGCCGATGGCACCAAGTACCTGGCAGGGGACGGCACCTGGAAGACGATGCCAGTGCCTCCAGCAGCTCCAGTGACCACCGTGTTCGGCCGAGCCGGGGCAGTGGCCGCCCAGGCAGGGGACTACAGCGCCGCCCAGGTCACCAACGCCGCCGACAAGGCCACAAGCGGCACCCAGGTATTCACCGGGGCAGTCTGGGCAGCAGGGCTAGGCACCAACCCGGCACCGGGCGGGGTGGGAGGAGGAAGCAACGGGGTCGGCCTCTACGCAGGGGGCTTCGCCATCTTCAACACGGGGGTCGGGGCCAACATCATCTACGGCACCAGCCCCGGCGACTCGCAGTACCGCATGAGCATCGACAGCACGGGGACAATCCACTACGGCTCAGGAGCCGCTGCCCCCGACTGCTTCTTCGGCCGCTCAGGTGCGGGGACGCTGACCTGCGGCGCTGCCCTGATCGTGCAGCAGTCACTTACCCTCCAGGGCCCTGCCTACCTCGGCAACAACGTGCAGCCCAGCTTCGGCAGCTACGTCGGCGGCCCGACCACGATCACGCCTGATGCCACCATCGGCGGCACTGTCCAGACCTACCGATTCAACGCGCCTGGCACGGCAACGATCAACCCGCCGTCACTCGTCGGCGGCAGCTCCACGCTGAGCCGGATCATCTACATGGAGATCCGCAACACCTCGGGCAGCGGCCCGCTCAACATCCAGTTCAACGCGGTCTACGCGGGGTCGCCCGGCACCGCACTCGCGGCAGGCCAGGGCATCCTCTACGGCTTCATCTGGTCACCGTGGGGGCCGACCTGGCTCCTCAGTTGCTACGAGCTGATCTGAGAAGGGAGGAAGGGGATGGCCACCAAGACGCACGACGCCCGCCACTCCGAGGAGACTCCAGAGGGCTGGGTCACCATCTGCGAGTGCGGCGAGAGGTTCGGCCCGGACCCTGACCGGATGGCAAGCGATGCCCTCTGGCGGGCCCACTACGACGAGCTGACCCCGCAGGCCGACCGCTTCGATGCGGGGTACGAGGAGCCTGAGCCCGATGCAACAGCTTGAGCTGGTCAAGGTCATCTGCCAGTCGGTGGTCGCAGTCCGGGAGGACGGGCAGATCGTGCATGAGATCGAGGGCGAGCGGCTGCCCGCCTACACGCCCGACCAGCTCCAGGCCTACTACGAGCGGGCCCTGGAGGAGGTCAAGCAGCAGAACGAGGCCATGGCCGCTGCGGCGGGCAACGGCAACCGGGCAGCGAGGCGAGGACGGAAGGAGGTGCCAGC